GGGAAGGTTCAGGCCTGTGAGCATTAGCTCTGCTGATTTGTAGAGGAGGAGATGGGATAGAGTTCGATCATAGAACTTGTAGTCGAAGTCGAATCCATGATCCCCTACTTCAGTCATGTAGCTAGCATACTCATGCCAGTCGAGGGATAGCCGATCAAGGGAAGGGCGGAAGAATAGCTCGTGGACGTCGGCATGGTACATCGACATCATGAAGGTGTAGAAGTACGACCTACATACAAGAAAGTTGATCACGTTGCCGCATGCAAAAATGCGCGACTTTGGAGTAGCAATCTTGGCGAGTTTTATTCTTTCGTCCTTAATGGTCAGGATGAAAGGAGAGAAGGGAATTGTTCCGTTCTCGATCTGTTTCATGACGTTCCTGTAGTCAGTCTCGATTCGAGAACCGGGGACGAGAATATCGCCCCAGTCCTCAAAGAGATCGGTCTTCTTGAGACCTTCGCAGACGTAGGGATAGCCGCAGCTAGTGGTCATATCCATTCGAGTGTTGGCTGGTTTGCCTTTAATGCCATTTATGGCTTGATGGAGGTTCAGCTTTCGGGGTTGATACACCGATTTTGAAAGAATTCCTTGAAATTGGGATCGGAGAGAGTCGGCGGCTGCCGTTAGCTCTTCCGGAAGGAAAGCTCCTGGTCGGACGATGTATCCGCTGAAAAGTTGACGATAGAACTCCACTCCTTGGTATTTGAGTGGGATTCGTTCGTCATAGCCAGCAAGGGGGGATGGCTCGGTTAGATGAGGACCGAGCGCCTCGTAGACGTCTGATGGTTGGAGAGACGTCTTTGTGTTTTGGTAGACTCTATGTTCTACCTCACCGACATACACAAGAGATGTATTCTCGGGGAGGAATGTTACTGCACATTCGGCTGTAGTATCGACGTGGTCTGTATCTATGTCAATGACTGCTTTTTGGTCACGCTCAAGCGCTTCCAGTAGGGCGTCACTGGTGACAAAGTGGAAGTACGAATACTTCGTTAGACCACGTGCTACATGCACGCCGAGGAGTACTTCCTCTTGAGTTTCCGATAGACGGACGAGACTTCCGCATGATGAAGGGCGGGAGTCATAGTCGCTCTCAGCCACTACGTGATAAATCACGTCGCGGCCTTCGAGACGATAGACGCCGGCATTGGGACGGTCAAGGAGACCGATCAGGTTGAGCAACGTCGACTTGCCCGA